TGGAAAACCAGGTTTAAACAATACCTTATGATAATTTTTATTCTCATTAAAATCATCAAAATATGGAGAAACGTTTAGATTAGTATTTTGTGGCATCTTAGAACTCGATTACGATTTTTACTTCTTCCTTTTGCGAAGCTGTCCTTGTGACTGGTGCTCTGTTATCAATATATATTATCTCACCAGAGAATTTTTTAACCTCTGAATTTGCAACTCCATTGACAAATGCATGTCCTAAAGACTCACTTCTTTGACCAACAGTGATTGATTCAGCACTAAATGTCGTATCAACCTCTAAATTATCGACACTTTGACCAGGTATAATATGAGTCGCTCCAGTGATTGCAGTTGCTACTCCTACAAAATTACGAAGTTCATAACCATAAACAGATTGAGTTGAAAAACCAACTGGTTGATAATAACGTAAGACTCCAGTATTGGAATCCCAAGAGGCAACATATCCAATCGCAGTTCCAATACCAATGGTGGAATCATTTGAGTATTGGGTTATTTTTGTATTTTTTGGATAAACAACATTAGATAATACTGTGCTCGATCCACTAGGAACTTTTAATTTCAGTGCACCTAAAGAAGTTGCAGTCCTTTTATTTAGAACAGAGGTTCCACCAAATTCTAAGGGATCTTTAACTATTCCAACACGAGAAAAATCATTTCCAACAATGTAATCTGCTTTGTCATTAATATTATTATCAAACTTAGAGTAAACCATGACCCTAAATCCACCCAATTCACGATATATGTCGGCACCATGGCCGCCTTTTGGTGGTATTACAACCTCGAATTGAGGTTCATCTGCACCAGAACCCACAGTTAATGTTTGTCCGTCTAAAGGTGAACCAGAATCAAATCTAACTGTTGCATAAGTATAATTTTTAGAATTAGTGTCTGCTAACTTTACTCTTGTTACCACACCTTCATTTACTGTAACTATCGCTTTACCATCTGATCCATCTCCAATTATGGGAACTGTTATGGTTTTTTCTCCACTTGTGCCACCAGCAACCTCAGCTGTTCCTGCTCGTTTTATTATAATAGACTCTAGTTTACCATCAACTGCTGCATCTTTTATAGCAGCATTTGTTACATCACCCCATTTTTCTGGAAGAGGTATATAAGAAGAAGTTACAAATTTAACAATATCAGCAGGTGCTATGGTATAAAGATATTTCCATTGATAGTCATCTGTATTTCCAGTTGTGTCCTGTTCGGGGACTGTTGTGGATGTATGAGTTGGTTCAACTTTAGACGTGGTTCCATTTGGAGTGGTTGGAGATGAACCGTTATTAATGCATAGATAAACTTTAAACTCAGAAGTTACAACATAATAATTTGAACCATATAAACTAGAAGAACTAGTTTGAGATGTTCGATTAGTGGCACTATAATTATTTCTATACATTTCGTAAATTGTTCCACTTTGCCAATTAATACGAGGTATAACTCTTCTGACATCACTAGAAGTAATTTGCTTCAAAAATAACATACTATCGTAATATCTATTCTCTTGATCAAAATTATCTATTGGGTTTGGTGGTTCTACTCCCCAACTCGCATCACCATACCCAATCTGATCTGTAAGATTAGTTGGATTAGGATGACCTAAAAAAGTATAATAATTGTTTTTTCCAGTCGTGCCAATACCCACAAAACTGTCTACAAAAGTTTCGGCATTCAATATACGGTACTGGTCAGTGATTATTGCGGGCATTGATACTTACATTTTTTGATTATTTATACCTGTTATGTATAACTTGTTTTTATAGGTGTAGACCTTATCACTTGAGCTGATGTTTCTATACCAGAAATTCCATTTTGATTAAAGAAATCAAAAGATTTGGAATTTAATCCTCTGGATACATTTACTGCACCCCAACTATATTTACCACCTCTAGCATAAGTTGTGAGTCCAACTGTATTAATTCCAGAAATTGATTGCACATTTGAAAATACCCTTACAACAGATTGTCCAATTCCAACAATATGTTCAGCAAAATAAACATTATCTAGGAAATTAGTTCCAACACCAATAGTTTCTGGCCCAGAAGAACTGGTTTTGATTCCAGTAATTCCACTAGTGCTACTTCCAATAGATGTATTTTGAACTACAAAGTAGTCACCAGTTTCAATTCCAGTTTTTTGTCTCTCTTTACTGGTTGGAGATAAGAAATTAGCAGGAAAAATTGTAGAATCAGGTTTAAGATCAAAGAATAAAGCAGGCCCAGTGGTATTAATACCAGTTGTTTGAGTTCCTATTCCAATAATATCACCATAGTCACCATTATAAGTTACATTACTAATTGACTCGACTTTTGGTGTTGCTGACTCAATACCAACTATGGATATATTATTTAAGTTACCCTCGATTCCATCAACAACTGTAAAAGACCAAGAGTCTTTAATGTATATTCTGGTATCTGTAGGTGAAACGGATTTTATAATTCCAGAAGTTGGTAATATCTTTGGTTCTAAGTAATTTCTTTCTTTCGATATTCTTAATCCATCTATAGTTAAGTCTTGAGTTTGCTTTCTCCATACTGTTGGTCTTAAGAAAGTTGAATCAGTTGATATTCCAACTCCAGAATAAGTTTGTGTTTCTACAGTATCAGCAGCAATTAATGCGTAGATGACTCTATTGTCTTGTTCTGGAATACCAATATATTTTTGTAATCTTAACTCATCGCCAGGTTTTATGGTTTCATCGACATCAATTTCATCAAAATCAGATGTTGATCCAGCATAAAAATACATTCTGAATTTACTACCAGGTTTCGGTGCTTCATTGAATGTTATTCTTGTTCCACCGTTAAATATGTAATCCTTACCTGGAGTTTGTAATACATCGTTAATGAATATCAAAAGATTATTTTGAAGTATAATTCCTGATCCTTTTTGAGCAACTATACTATAGTATTCTTTTGACGTAGTTGTTCTTGTAATTAAGAATGATTTCCTAAATCCATTAAATTGAATACTAAAATCATCTAATTCCAATAGTTGACCAAAACACCATCCTGCAAATTTATCTTGATATTTATTTCTAACTGTTATATTGAATGCACTTGTTCCTATACCAACTTGGAAAGGTATTGTAGATAACTCTAAGTTATCTCCTATTTCATAACCTATACCACGATTTGCCATATCAAATGATATAATACTACCACCAGTTCCAACAACAACATCTATAGATGCACCAGATCCATTTCCACCAGTTAGTGGAATATTTTTATAAGGACTAGGTGGTGCAACAGTTATAAAGTTTAATCCAGTGGATATTCCTGTATTAGTATATCCAGCACCTGCATTGTTGATTGTAATTGAAGTAACAACACCAGCAGTGACAAAAGCTGTAAATGCAGCACCAACTCCAATGGTTGAACCAATTGATACTAAAGGATTAGACAGATAACCAGCACCTCCAGTTTCGATTCCAACTGATTGTATTGTTCCAGCAGCAGAAACTACAGCACTGAATATTGCTTTTCTTGGGAATTGATATCCACTTCCTATTCCAACATCAAATTCATTAATTATACCACCTCTTGGTAAATCTTTGTTAGCAGTAGTTCCTGTAAAATCAATTGTTTGTCCTGTACCAACTAAAGTATAATCAGTCAAACTTGAATCACCAACAATTCCAAGATAAGGTTTTTGGAAAATATTATTAATTAAAATTGCACCAAAACTACTGTTTATTCCTGTTGATTGAACTCCATTTGAAGTTAAGTTAAATTTATCAGTTGAACCATCAAATCTATCAGATATATCATCCAATATTTTATTTGTTTCGTAATTTAATCTATAATATGCTCTACCAGTAAATGTTGAGAATGTAGATATTCCTCCAGTTGGCCCATAAGGTGCTTCTGAAAAATATAGTCTTCCTTCATTAATTCTATAATCACCTTTCAAAACAGTTACTGCAGCACCGACTGTATGAGCAGCTGCCACTGTTCCCATTTGACCTCTATCAACACTTAAAGAATTGGTTGAACCCACTCCAACTAAATTAACTTTGAATATTTCATCTTCAATTCTAAGTAAAGACTTACCTGCTATTTCAGAAACATCATTTAAGAAAATAGAAGTACTTCCTACACCAACAGTGCTTGCTAATCCAACTAAAATAGCAGTTGTTATCCCTAATGGACTTTGAATCACATTATCAATAGTAATTAAACTTCTAATTGTAGCATTTTCAGATGGAACTGATAAAGTATGAGTATTTCCAATTCCAGTAACGTTTATGAATGTCACTCCCACACCTGCATTTGCAAAAGTTTCCGCAACTGCAACTTTGATTGAATCAACATCCTCTTTGATGGCAAAAACAGTTGATGGTAATAAAGTGGTAACTCCTATACCTGGAACATCTGTGGATTCAATGGTAATCGCAGATTGACCAACTTGTGGTTTATAAATTAATTCTTCTCCAGTGTTAAATTCATGTTTTGTTATCGTAAGTAAATTAGTAGATGTATTGATTCCAGTGGCTGGATCAAAGACCTTATGGAATAGAGATTCACTATCAGTGAATACATCAAAACTTGTTGTTCCAATTACACCACCACCAGTAGATGTTACAATACCAGTGAATTGAGAGCTAATATCATCTATTAATAAAACTTTATTTGTTATCGACTCATTATAATCAGTTATTATTTTAGAATCAAATGAAACTAGTTTTGATAAATTAGGATCAGTTGTATTTTCACTCACTAAGTCATAATAAAATCTATCATGGACAGATGCCTCCTGATCAATATCAACGTCAAATTCTATTATTGAATCTGATTTTAATGAATGAACTCCCACTGAATGAATTCCTAAATTACAGAAATTTTTAAATCCAGCAACATGATCTAAACTATCAACAGAGTTTTTCCAAGTTAAAAATGGAACAGATCCTTTAATTGAATATGAAAATCTTTGATAGTAATCATTGTCATGTAAATTTTGTATACTAGAATTTAATTTACCAGTTTCTTTTTTCCAACCATTTTCTTTTTCTACTGCACTATCCACATTCAAATCAAAATCAAATTTGAATATATTTTCTACTGTAGATTTATTATTACTTTGTGACCCCAAGATCACATCATCTTCTAAAAATTCACCACTAACATTGAATACTTTTAAAGTTTCAGACTCTGGATCCCAACCATTTTCAGCAACAACTCCAGATACATCTCTTCCTAAAACTGAAACACCTTCCTTATCAAAAAATGAAACTTTGTTGAATTCAGCAGTAAAAGAAGCTAAGTGATCTTTTTTAATAACTCTTCCAAAATTGTTATCTTGTTGGTATGTTCCCCCAGTTGATCCAATACCACTTATCGAATAAGAAACTGTTTCTGCACCACCTGTAGTGTTTACACCAGTAACAGTGAAGTAAGTATAATCGTAATCACTCGAATTGAATCCACTTTCATCGGTTGTTTTTATATTTTCTACAAATATTTCATCGCCAGTTGCGAATGGAAAATCACTTCCTTGATTATAAAATCCACTATCACCAGATCCTGTTTCTGGAATTGGTGCTCTTAATTCTAATGTAACTATTCCATTACTACCAGTTTGTGCTCCCTTTACAACAATTCCATTTGAATTATTAATTGGTACAATTCTAACATCTTCACTAATTCCAGTATCATTTTGTATAATATTCACATCTTTAACAGCAGATCCAGCTATAGTTGTTTGAGCAACTATATTAGGATTTCCAACCACCACTACATTTGGTGGAGTTGTGTATTCAATACCTCCAGTGGTTACTCCTATTGATTTTAATGTAAATACATTTTTTAATTCTAAAATTAAATTACTTTCAGCTTTAGGTTGTAAAGTTTTGTCTGGAGTAAATTCTATTCCTTGAATAATTGCTTTTGTACCATCAATTTCTCCAATTTGATCCGTTTCAATACTCAAAACAGCATTTTTTCCTGTTGTTGTTCCGATTGATGTTAAAATTGGTAAGGTAGATACCTCAGAACCTTTATTTAAAATATTGATTGAATGTATTCCACCAAGTTCTGTCGTAGATTTAGTAGAATAAAACGCAGATGAAAATCCTGTTGTAGTATATGAAGTAGTTTCTGCAATTCCTGTTGGATTAAAGTTAAAAGTGCTAGTTCCAATACTAATTACTCTATGTTCAGTGTTAAATTTAGAATCTAAAACTTTAATTTGAGAGTGATCTGGAACATCTACATTAGCGAAGTGAGATATTGTTTTTACAAAATTATTACCTTTTCCTACTACCCTATAGTAAAATTTATTTGATAATGAACTACCAACGGAGACACTTATCTTAGTTGCAGCATCTCCATCACCATTAACACCACTTCTAGAAATTAAGTTAGTATTGTATTTTGATATAAAATTAGAATCATTATAAAATTCAATTTCGTAATCGGTGAGACTAGAATCTGAAGTTATGAGTTCTGCTGTACTATTTTTATATAAATTTAATTTTGGATTTATCTTTGAAATTTCATGAGTTCCACCACCAGTTGTTCCTATTCCAATGTAATTGTATGGAAATGTTGATACATCATAAGAATTTTCAGCTAATCTTATTGTATGTAATGAATCTTTTATAACATAATAAACTCCATTATCAACTAGAGGTGTAGCTGGAGTCGAAGAATTGTAAACAATCACATCTCCCGTTTCAAAATTATGATCATTAATTGTTATTGTTGATAATGTATTCCCAACTCCAACATCAGTTGATCCAAATGAAACAGGATTAACAACTAATTTTCTGATAGTCTCATTATACTTAAGATTGAAAATTTGAGTTCTATCAGATTTTATATCCAACTTAAACTTATCACCAACAGATAATCCATGTTGTTGTCCTGTAGTTGTAGCAGTTGCAACAGTTACTGTTCCATTTACTTTTCTTAATTGACCAGTAATGTTATTTGTTATTAACTCTAATTTGACATTATCTGATCCAGTTGAAATTCCAGTTGTAATTTGTTTAAAGAATACATTACTTGTGCTGAATCCTACCTTTTCTGTTGAAAGTCCAATAAATTCATCATTAATTTTTACACAAAATAATTTATCAAATGAACTTAAATCAAATTGATTTGATAAATCTAAATTTTTAGATGCAATAATTGTAGATCCAAGAGAAACAAGAGATAATTCATCACCACTCTTAAATTTATGATTTGGTAAGAATATTGCCTTTGGTGGAACAGATCTTTTGATTGGAGTAACACCAACAAATCCTACAGTAACATTTGTAAAACTAGTTCCAATACCAACTGATTTTTCAGCTTCAAAATATTGAATTTTTGGAAATTCTATATTTTTATTTTCTAATTTTTTATTAATATTATATGTAAATTCTGTTTCTGACCTTGTTACTACTGCTCCTGAGAGATGATCTGTTGGAGTGGTTGAATTATGTCCTCTAATCACTCGATACTTATTGTTTACGTCATCATGATCAATAATTAAAAGTTGCTCTGTTCCAATTATGACAGTATCATTGACTTTAAATTTTCTACTAATAGTGGGATCAGAAAAAGTTATAAACGTTGTAATTCCTGCATTGACAGTTGCCATAGAGGTAGATATTGAAGAAGCAACAGTCGATACACCGATAATTCTAACTCCTTCAATATTTTTATATTTTGTTGATGATATTCCAGTAATTTCGACCACATCACCATCAAGTAATCCATGAGGAATAGTTGATAAACCAGTAACTTTTTCATCAGACACTGAAAATTTTAAATTATTAACTAGTGTATTTGTAGTTCCAACTGAAACTATTGTTTTACCTAAAACTTCATCAACTCTAGCTGATATAGTTGGGTCAGTGAATTTTATTTGATCATTTACCTTATAATTTTGTCCAGACTCATCTATTGATATTCCTGTTATATCTGATGATTTTACTCCATCAACTTTTAATTTAACTTGAGAATCAAGAGGATCTGTTAATAATGGATAACTTCTAAAAATTTCATTTAAACCCAAATGAGTTACATTTCTCTTATAATTTCCATTGTTAATAGTTAAATCTGACTGATTAACAGATGAACTATAATTAAAACTATCAGTATCGTTACGATGTTTAATTGTAGTATAAGGAAAAGTTGGTTTAAAATTAAATTTGTTTATAGTTGCAAAATATGCATACGTGCCATTTGGATATTCTGGAGTCGTAGTAAATTTACCATTATATTCATCTAAATCTCCACTTTCATCGTAAATATAATCTTCAATAAAATACCCATTGGGATATATGGTCTGTGGAGGTCTATAATTAATATCATTTATTGGAGAAATGTTATAACTTGATTGAACAAAAGTTAATCCAGTTCCAACATTATTATTGCTGATTGGGCCATAAATTGGATTTCCATCATAAGCCCATCCAATTATTTTTGAATGGGAAGTTACATCATTAGTATCACTTAATAACTCTCTATATTTTGTTGGAGGATAAAAAGAGCAAATTTTATTACCTTTGTATTTTAATTCAGAATTTATTTGTAGTAATTGATTATTATTTGTTAATGAAGTTTTATATCTTTCTACAGAATTTATCTTCCAGTTATAAATTTGTGTTGAAAATACAGCATCTCTTCCACTTGGAGTAATTTTTATGAATGTTTTGGCTGGATCATATCCAGATCCTTGTTCAATAATCTGAACATTTGTAATTTTACCATCAGATACTATTGGTTTTAATTTAGCAATAGATCCAACACCAGTTCCCAATCCAACAACTTCTAAAATTGGTGGTGATGTGTATTCTGTTCCAGAATTAGAAATTACAACATTAACCACACTTCCATTAGCAATTACGGGATTTAATGAAGCATCTTTACCTGTTAGGAACGATACACTTGGTTGTCGGGAGTAGTTTATGATATTAGTTACACCATAACCAACTCCTCCATTTTCTACGAATACATTTTCAACTTTACCTTTAACTATTGCTTCTGCAGATCCCATGTAGTAATTAGGTATAGTTGATGTCAATCCTATTGCTACATCATTACTAATATTAACTTTAATTTCTGGATATTTGAATGTATGTGTCCCAACTCCAACACTATTCAAACTTTCATATATTTTTCTATCATAATTTGTGCTTGTAATTGTAGATATAGTCCCAGCTGCACTTAATTTGAATTTATCACTATCAATAACCGTAATTTTATAAACATTAGATGTTGATAGTCCAGAAATAACAGTTCCAGTGCAACTATATTCTACGTTATCACCATTTTTAAAATTATGGTTTTTGGCATAAATGTAATTATTAAAGGTGTTTATACCAACGAATGTTTTAAATAAATTACTCCTATTAGTGGTAGGGTATTGTTGAGATAAGATATTTACTCTTCGATTTGAGTATGAAGATCCACTGTTAATAACCTCTATTGTATCAATTATCTTTCTTTTTTTCTTTGATCTAAAGATATGTGTTCCATTTCCATTTTGAACAAAAAATATTGTATTAATTCCTGCAATAGCATCTTCTTCTTTTATTGTTAGTGAAAAAGCTGAGTCTGTTCTCTTTAAAATAAAGTAAGATGCACCTGAAGATAATAAATCAGTATTAAAACCAACATTAACACCAGTATCAATCCCTATGGGATTTCCTGTTGCAGTATATACAACTTCCTCACCGTTTAAAAATCTATGTTCCCCATCAAATGCATTTGTTGCTAAATCTACATTAAAATCAGTATATGCTTTACTATGAGTAAATCCTCTCATCTTTGCTTCACATCTTGCACCTGTTCCATTTCCCCCAGATATAGTGACTGAAGGTGTTGTAGTGTAATCAAACCCCTTATTATCTACTATAATCTCAGATATGATACCAGAAAAATTACCATGACCAACACAACTATTTCCAGATAGATCTACAATAGATAATGTAGGTGGATTGATAACATCATAATCTTCCCCAGAATTTAAAACTTGAATTTCGTTTATTTGTCCATAATATAAAGAATCTTTTGAAATTGGAGAATGATATTCAATTCCATTTAATGAAACACCAATTGGCCCTTTAATATTTGTCTTTTTAGTTGATATTTTTGGATTTTTATATATTCTTTTAAAATAATCTTGATTTTGTAATCTTTCACCTTCATATAAATTTGCAGGAGTAATTGTATGAACAACATCTTTAAATATGGTATTAATACCTGTAGTATTATCATTTACAGTTCCAACATATTGAGGTATTTCTAATAATCCTCTGTATAAGTTTAGTGGTGTTGTAGCAAACTTAATTGTATTTGAATCTATAACATTAACGTAATAGTATCCAGTGGTTATACCAGTTATTCCAGATCCAGATGAATATGTTAAGTCCTCTCCTAAGTTAAGATAAACTTTTTCTCCATTTATAAAATTATGACCATTTATACTAACTGTATATTGATTTGTACTAACTCCAGACGATGAATTAAATGTTTTTGAACGATTGGTATTTGTTGTTTCAAAAGATGGATAACCAGAAAAAGAAACATATGTGTTTTTTTCATTATCAACAAATGTATTCTGAATATTACCTAATAAAGAGGTAATTCCAAATCTATTATCAATATAACTAAGTTTTTTTCTTATTTGATAATCTCCAAAAATATTTGAAGTAAACGATACGCTGAATTTATTTGGTGCGAGCGTGTCTATAACTTCTACGTTTTCAGCTTGCAATGACCCATTGGATTTTAGGATTATATCTACTTTATCTCCTTTTTTTAAATAATGATTTACTTCAGTTGTAAAAGCTCCACCTCCATCATGGTTAATAACATCAATATATGATAAGTTGTTATAGAACCAAGTATTGAATTTAGGATCATTAATATCAACTTTTTCACCTAAATGTTTGACTCCTATTGTATCATCAATATCAAAATACTTAGTTACACTAGCATTATCTGAAACTCCAGAGATCGATCCCGTTGTTCTCATTGTACAGATCTTTGTTAGATCATTGTTTTCATATCCATAAATGAAATTAGTGTCAATGATAGGATCAGACTCTATCAAAGTAGTAGAAATACCAGTACATCCAAAAAATTGATTATTTGATTTGGATGTGTAAGTTGCTAGTGTATATCTGTTATCTGCGTTCAAGTAATAAAAATTACCAGAGTCACCAAATCCAATTGTAGAGTCTACAGTTGTAACCTCTGTGGTTGATGCAGTTCC